CTAATGCCTGCAGAGACAAGTGCGCAGATTAGCAATGCTACTAACGGTATTGAACCGCCACGCAGTTTTGTAAGCATTAAAGGCTCAAAACACGGCCATTTGAAGCAGGTTGTACCTGAATATAGGCGTCTAAAGAACCGTTATGAACTACTGTGGGATCAGACTACCCCAGAAGGTTATATTAAGTTATGCAGTGTATTACAAAAGTATATTGACCAAGGTATTAGTGTAAATACATCTTACAATCCACAACACTACGATGATGAGAAGATTCCAATGTCGTCGATGTTGCAACATCTATTAATGTGTTACAAGTATGGATTGAAGCAGTTGTACTACTTTAACACATATGATGGTCAAGGTGAGTACTCAGTAGAAGAACTAGGCGAAGCAAAACAGCAAGAACTTGAGATATTAGATGATCAAGAAGATTGCGAAAGTTGTGTAATTTAAGAGAGAAAACATGAGCGTATTCAATACTAAAAATAATAAAGATCATACCAAGTCACTTGCCTTCCTAGACGAAGCAGGTACTCCGGCAATACAGAGATTTGACACACTAAAGTATCGTCAATTTGACAAGTTGACAGACAAGCAGTTGGGTTTCTTTTGGAGACCTGAAGAAGTCGATGTTATGCGTGATGCAAAAGACTTTAAAGAACTTACTGAATACGAAAAGCATATCTTTACCAGTAATCTTAAAAGACAGATACTGTTGGACAGTGTGCAAGGACGCTCACCTAATCTAGCATTTTTGCCTATCGCCACCATCCCAGAGTTGGAAACTTGGATTGAGACTTGGGCATTTAATGAAACAATACACAGTCGTAGTTATACACATATTATTCGTAATGTGTACAGCGATCCAAGCACCGTATTTGATGGACTACGTGATATCAAAGAGATAGTTGATTGTGCTAAAGATATCAGTCACTACTATGATAACTTGATTGAAAGTGTGCAGTACTACAACTTACTTGGTGTAGGCAAGCATAAGGTCAACGGAAAACAGGTTGTGGTTGATCGATATGAATTAAAACGTAAACTGTGGTTATGCTTGAACAGTGTAAATGCACTAGAAGGTATACGTTTTTATGTTTCATTTGCTTGCAGTTGGGCATTTGCTGAACTTAAAAAGATGGAAGGCAATGCTAAAATTATCAAACTGATTGCACGTGATGAAAACGTACACTTGGGCAGTACACAAACACTGCTTAAAATATTGCCACAAGACGACAAAGATTTTGTTAAACTACGTGAAGAAACCAAAGAAGAATGTGAAAAGATGTTCCTCAATGCCGCCAAGCAGGAAAAAGACTGGGCAGAGTATTTGTTCAAGGACGGTAGCATGATTGGACTAAACACAGAACTACTGTGTCAGTATATTGATTGGTTGACCTGTAAGCGTATGACAGCAGTAGGACTTAGTTGTGGTATTAAAACAGGTAGTAATCCGTTGCCGTGGACACAAAAATGGATTGCGGGTGCAGAGGTACAGGTGGCGCCACAAGAAACAGAAATCAGCAGTTATGTGATCGGTGGGACCAAACAGGACGTAGACTCAGACACGTTTAACGGATTCACCTTGTAATGAATTTTGATTTTAGTAAAATAGCCGGCTATTTGATTCCTGTACTTTTGAGTCTTATAGTGTGGCTGTTTACAACTATCAACGAACAGGAAGAAAAACTAGCAATACTAGAATACAAGATGATGCTGTTGGTAACACCAGACGGCAAAATTGTACCCAGTGGCGGCAGTGCTAGAGTTAAAGCAGAGATCAACGAAGAAATACATCAACTTGACAAAAGAATTACAATACTAGAAACAAAAGAGAACAAATGATAACAGTATATTCAAAAAATAATTGTCCTTTTTGCACAAAGGCCAAAGCACTATTCGAAATCAAAGGCATAAAGTACACCGAAATAAACATCGAACAAGATGCAGATGCAAGGAAACGCATCATTGATGCTGGTTTGCGTACGGTCCCTCAAATTTACATCAACGAAGAACTGCTACCCGGGGGATATAATGGGTTAGCAAGTCAAACAACTGAATTTTTCAATAACCTCAAGGAGGGTTAAAACATGTTAGTACAAAATAGTAAATGGGAAGGACAAATCTGCGCACTAAAACTAATCACTGGCGAAGAGATAGTTGCAAAGGTTGCAAGTGAAACAACAGATCATTACAACGTCGAGAAGTCGTGTAATGTAGTACCTGGTCAGCAAGGCGTAGGATTAATTCAATCACTGTTTACAGCAGACCCAGACACCAGTGCGTCTATTCAAAAAAATCATGTTGTTATGATTGCTGAGTGTATTGACCAAATTAAAACACACTACATCAAGACCACAACTGGGCTAGAAATAGTTAAACCTTAATTATCCGCCGGCGAACACAGTAGGTGAGCCGCTTATCATAGCACCAGCATCAGCACTGTCACCGATACGCCCTACACTAATACCGTTGATAAAAACACTACCGGATCCAGCATTTAAGAATGCTACGTGTGGCACACAGTCCCCGGCATCTATTAAATGAGATACAGTTGGAGCACCAACTACTATAATGTCAATATCGTTAGCATGCACAGTACCGTCGGTATTTGGAGCGGCAATAACTGTCACAGCGTCACATCCGTGACCGGTTGATAAACTATCCCCTACTCTACATATTGCTGGCATAATATATATTTATACCAAAAAATTTGATTATAACCCAACATTATAGTATAATAGTGTCTGTTAACTTACATCCGATTCGCTTTTAAATATTGAATGCGGCAAGATAGGAGGGAAACATGAAACAAAATCTAACCAAATGGGTAAGATTGGTAACATTTTTTCTAGGAACGTGGCTGGTAGCATACGGAATAATTGCAGTCACTGGTAACGTCAAAGCGCCAGCAGTAAAAGTAGTAGGCGCAGAAACTATCGAAATTATTAACACAACAGTAAAGCAACCATCTGTTGATATGAGACAGCTTAGGCGTGACCTGGATTGTCTTGCTAGGAACATCTACTGGGAAGCTCGTAGCGAGCCATACCATGGTATGGTTGCTGTAGCACAGGTTACTCTCAACAGAGTAGCGCACAAAAGTTTCCCCGATGATATTTGTGATGTGGTATATCAAGGTCCAACCAGAGCATCCTGGAAAGACAGCAGTGTTTACTATCCCATTAAACATCGTTGCCAATTCAGTTGGTATTGCGATGGCAAATCGGACCATATCCCATCAGTTAACCAAACTGTTTTTGACCGTTGCTATGAAGTAGCCAGACAGGTATTAATTGAAGGCAAGAGATTACCTGGCTTAAAACAAGCAGTGTTCTATCATGCAGATTATGTTAGCCCTGGGTGGCGCTATCCCAAGTTAGCCAAAATTGGCACACATATATTTTACGGTGATAGGAAAAGCCGAAACTAAACCCCCAATATTGTAGCCAAATAAATACTTGTGGAGGTTTAGTATGTCAAAGATTTTATTTTTTCTATTGTTTATTCCCACTTTGGTGTTGTCAGCAGAAATGCACCAGATGAACGAAAATGATCTGGCACTGGATATCAGCAATGCTGACACAGTACAAAATGGTCGTGAATGGTATGACAGACGCTGTTCGTTTTGCCATGGTGGTCAAGGTAAAGGTGGCAAAGGACCTTGCCTAACATGCGGCAAGTTTACGTACAGTGCAAATACCAATATGGCTATATTCACAACCATTAGCGTTGGTATTACCAATCAGAGTTTAGGTGGCACAATGGGTGCATTTGGTACAACAATTGATGGTATGGATATTGTTGCTATTGTAACATACTTACGGTCTGAAGAAAGACGCAGAATTGAGTCTGGTGAGATTAAAGATCCATACATTGTGCAAGAACAAATGGTCTTCCCTGAATAAAGGATAGTAAAATGAGCAAGCCTGTAGCAGATGATTTTGAAGTAATTGAAGAAGCGCAAGAGCAAGACATAGGTGCAGAAGACTATGGCTTTGTGTTTGACTCAGAAGGCAATTTGAAATACGCCTTTGTTCCGGAAGCAATATTTGACAATAACCCGCCAAAAATTATCAAAAAGATTATGAAACTGTTGGATGTTACTGACATAGAACAGTTCAATAACGACATCACAATCCACTAAAAAACCGCCTATTTCGGTCCAACCCAGTCTAAATATGACTTAAAAAAGTCCTTGTAAACCAACGACTTACAGTTTTGGTTGACCATCTGTCCAAAATGCTCTATAATACTACGTATATTAACTAATAAGGAGCTAAACAAAATGACTGAGACACAACAAAAAACATTTATAAATTACTGCTACGATTTTTACGGTATAGGTAATATTTACGATTTGGGTGTTACCATAGAGGAAGTCGCAGATGCGGTTGCATTATATAAAGTTAAGTGTAACCGTTACCCAGAAATGTGGGGCGATGGAGATAGTGTAGACCGTGAAAGAGTTCGTGATATTTTGGTTGCGTTATTTCATAATAAGGAGGTTGTATAATATGTCTTATAAATCATCAGTAACAATGGCAGAACTTAAAGAGGCGCAAGCCACATACAAAAAACTACAACTTCTTCAGGAAGAGAATGCTGAACGTATCGAAAAACTAGAGCAACTTTTTGAAGACTTGGACACTGGTAGAGTGGCAATTAAGGTCCCGGCTACCCCTCAAGTCCCTGCACTGAATGGTATGACCCCATTGGGCTTAACACCCAGCTTGAGATAAAATGGTTGACCTTTTGTCCAAAAGAGTCTATAATACAACGTATATTAACTAAAAAAGAGAGCTAAAATGAATACATACCAAATCTTCCAAGTACCATTTGAAAGCGATCTCAGACGTGACGTTATGTTTTACGATGAGGACAGCAGGATCTACAACCAAACTGATGCTAAGAACGCATACACTGGTGGTGAGTACAAATATGTTGGTGACGTCCAGGCTAAAAACTTGGAAGATGTTTTCCACGTAGGTAACACAGGTGGTATGCCAAGAGGTGCTTACAGTTTATCAGTAGGTGACATCGTTGTTAACCAATATGGCAGAATTTTTATTGTTGCACCATGTGGCTTTGATGAACTTTTTGCAGAAAGGGCGGTAGCGTAATGACTGGTCAAGAAGCGTGGAGCATTGTAGGCAATCAGCCTAAGTCAGCAATCAAAAATATGGTCAAGGCACTTAGCATGATGAAGGCTTTGAATACT